GACTCCTACGAGCTCGCGGATAGCAACGGCATGACGGCGGAGCAGCTCGCGAACGTCTTTACGCAACTCGGCGTGGCGCTCCGGGCCGATGTCCCCGTGAAGGTTAAGAAGGCGAAGGCGTAAGCGTGGAGTGGCGCCGCGCCGTCCTCGGCCTCGTGACGAAGGCGCTCAACCTGCGCCCGCTCTCCTCGCAGGCGCGCGGTTGGTACCGCGTCAATGAACCGTTCACGGGCGCCTGGCAACTCAATCAGGACATCAGCGCGCCGACGGTCCTCACCTACTCGGCGGTGTTCGCGTGCGTGACGCTCATCGCCTCCGACATTGGGAAGCTCGGCCTCCGCCTGGTCTCGCAGGACGCCGACGGCATCTGGCACGAGACGACCTCCCCCAGTTTTTCGCCCGTGCTCCGGAAGCCGAACCGCTACCAGAACCGGATCAAGTTTGTCGAGCAGTGGATCACCTCGAAACTGATCCACGGCAATACCTACGTCCTGAAGGAACGCGATCGCCGCGGCGTCGTCGTCGCGATGTACGTCCTCGACCCGACGAAGGTGACGCCGCTCGTCGCGACGAACGGGGACGTGTACTACCAGCTCACGCGCGATGATCTCTCCGGCCTCGACCAGCAGACCGTGACCGTGCCGGCGTCCGAGATCATCCATGACCTCATGGTCGCGCTCTACCATCCGCTGTGCGGCGTCTCGCCGATCTATGCGTGTGGCATCGCCGCGATCCAGGGCCTCGCGATTCAGAACAACTCCCAGCAATTCTTCTCGAACGGGTCGAGCCCCGGCGGCGTCTTGACCGCCCCTGGCGCGATCTCCGACGAGACGGCCAAGCGCCTCAAGGAGACCTGGGATACCAACTACTCCGGCGCGAACGTCGGCAAGGTCGCGGTCCTCGGCGACGGGCTCAAGTACGAACAGATGGCGGTGAACGCCGCCGACGCGCAACTGATCGAACAGCTGAAGTGGACCGCGGACACGGTCTGTTCCTGCTTCCACGTCCAGCCCTACATGATCAGCGTCGGCCCGCCGCCGCCCTACGCCAACATCGAACCGCTGAACCTCCAGTACTACTCGCAGTGCTTGCAGTCATTGATCGAGAACCTCGAGCTCTGTCTCGACGAGGGGCTCGAGCTGCCGACGGCGCCGATCACCTATGGGACCGAGGTCGACCTCGACGATCTCCTCCGGATGGATTCGACGACCAAGACCAACAGCGCGCAGACCGCGATCATGTCGGGCGGCATGGCGATCAACGAAGCGCGGCGGAAGTATTTCGGGCTCGGCCCCTTGAAGGGCGGCGACACGCCCTACATGCAACAGCAGATGTGGCCGCTCGACCAACTCGCGAACCGTCCCGTGCCGTCACTGACGCCGGCGCCGACCCAAGCCGCGCTCCCGCCGGCCGAGGAGCCGGACGATGACCTCAAGACATTCGCGGCGGTGTTGCACATGAAGAACCTGGACATGATCGGGGGCCTCTATGCCGCTGGTGGATGATCTCGCGACGGCCGTCGTCCTCGAGATCAAGAACGCGCTCGTGCCGATGGTGAGCCGGCTGCAAGTGCTCGAGGGGATCGTCGCGCGGCAGACCGACGCGGAGATCCTCGTCACGCGTGAAGTCGGACCCGTGCGCGAACGCCTGGCCGCGCTCGAGGCGAGACCGCCCGCGCCAGGTCCGCCGGGAGCCGATGGCGCTCCGGGCAAAGACGGCACGCCCGGCCCCAAGGGCGATCCGGGGATGCAGTATCGCGGCGTCTATCAGGAGGCGACGGGGTACGACCGCGGCGACGTCGTGACCTGGGCGGGCGGGGCGTGGCATTGCAACGAGGCGACGACGGAGAAACCCGGCGACGGGTTGAGTGTGTGGACGCTGATGGTGAAGCGCGGGCGCGACGGGAGAGGCGCGCGGTAAATGGCGGCCGTCCTCGTCACCCTCACGCAAGCGAAGGCGCATCTGCATATCACGATGCCCGACGGCGATCCGGGCGATGCGGATCTGCAGTTCAAGCTCGATCAGGCGGAAGCGATCATCCTCGATTACCTGAAGGGCGCGAACGGCGCGGCGATCGGCTGGGTCGATCCGACGACGGTCCCGCTCCCCGTCACGGCGGCGATCCTCCTGATGCTCGCGCGCCTCTTTGAACAGCGCGGCGACGACGAAGAGAAAGACGCGACGCTCTGGCAGGCGGTCGATCGCCTGCTGACCCGCTTCCGCGATCCGGCGCTCGCATGATTGGCGATTGGCGGCATTACGTGACGTTTCAGGACCCCGGCGATCCGATCCCCGACGGCGCCGGCGGGTATACGCACGTCTGGACGGACCTGCAGCCGGCGCGCTGGTACGTCTCGGTCGCGCCGCTCCCCGTGGGGGACCTCGAGCGCACGAGCGCCGGCGGGAGTGTGATGACGACGGGCACGCACGTCGTCCGCGGGCGCTATCACCCGGGCGTCACGACCAAGACGCGGATGCTCTTTAACGGGAAGACGTATTCGATCACCGGGACGCGGACCCCGGACGAGCGCGGGATCTTCATGGAGCTCGCCGCGGTGGAGCAGCCATGAGCGACATCAAGCTCTCGTGGATCGGCCTCGACGAGCTGAAGGCGTTTCTCCGGAACCTCCCGGTCGAGCTCACCGAGGTCGCGGTCGCGATCGTGTCGGAAGCGGCCGACAGCGCGGCGGCGGAGATCAAGGCGGCGTATCCCGAAGGTGACACGGGGAACCTCCGCCGCGGCGTCCGGGTCGCGAAGAAGTCGTTTCGGTTTGGCGTGTATCGCCAGGTGCGATCGACGGCGCCGCACGCCTATATCTTCGAGACGGGGACGCAGGTCCGCCAGAACAAGAAGCAGCAGAACCGCGGGTTCATGCCGGGCGCGAATATCTTCGTCCCCGTCGTGCAACGGAAGCGCCGCGAGATGTACGACGACCTGGCGCTGATCATGGCGGAGCGGGGGCTCGATGTCCGTCGCTAACACCGCCGCCGTCGACGAGGCGCTCGTCGCCGCCCTGGCCGCGGATGCGACGCTCACGGCGCTCCTCCCGGACGGCGTCTATCTCGACGTGGCGCCGGCCAGTAAGACGCGCTTCGTGATCGTCCAGGCGCAAACGCACGAAGACGAAGAAGGCTTTAACGCGACGATGTTCGAGACCTTCCGGTATCGCATCACCGCGCGCGGCCTGGCGACGACGGGCGTCGATGCGAACGCCGCGGCCTTCCGGATTCACGAGCTCCTGACCGTGCCGATGCTCACGCCGATCGACGGCTATACACACATGGCGACGCTCCGGGTCGAGCGCATCAAGTTCACCGAAGTCGACGCGATCGACAACGACATCCGCTGGCAGATCGCCGGCGGCGACTACGAGATCTCTGTTAGCCCGACCTAACCCGAAAGGATTCTGTTATGGCCCGCATTCACGGTAAGAAAGGCGACGTCCTCCTCGACCCGACGGGCGGGGCGACCCCGACGACGCTCGCCTCGTGCGACTCGTGGAACCTCGACCTCGCCAAGGACCGCGTCGATGTGACGTGCTTCCAGGACACCAACAAGCAGAGCGTGCTCGGCCTGCCGTCCTACTCCGGCACCATGACCGGGTTCTGGGATTCGGCGACGACCCCGGAAGAGCTCTTCGCGGTGATCTTCGGCGACGTGGCCGCGATGATCCACCTGGTCCCGAACACGCTCGAGCCGACCTTCCTCTTTAAGGGCCTGGGCAACCTCGACGGGTCGGTTGACTGCTCGGCGAAGGGCGCCGTGTCCTGGTCGTCGAAGTTCGACGCCGCGGGCAACTGGGTCATGGAACCGGCGATCCCCTGAGTCGTGGAGGCGCCGCGCGTCGTGCGGGGGACGGCGGGTGAGATCCGCTGGGCGTATTACATCGCCGCCGGCGTGGAAGGCTGGACCTTACTGGTCCCGCGCCCAGGCAAGCGGGCGTGGAGTCTCTCGGCGCGGATCGTCGGCTCGGACAAGTTCAAGATGGCGCAACGGCCGCTCCTGTTTGTGACGCAGTTTGGGAAGGGCCGATCGGTGTGGCCGATTGAGCAATTTCGGATCGAGGGGGATCGGCTGATCGCGACCCTCGGGCCTCGGGAGAATTACTAGATGTCGCGGTTTGTTCGACCAGAGACTCGGACGCTGACGCTCGCCAATGGCGACCAACTGATCGTGCGCGCGCGCCTCACCGCCGGCGAACAGCGCGCCCGCCTGGCGCGCATGTATCCCAACCAGGAGTTCGATCGCTTGCGGGTCCCGGCCGCCTACATCCTCGCGTATCTCCTCGACTGGAACCTCCGGGACGACGCCGGCCAGTCGGTCGTCATTCGGGATCTCGTCGCGGACGATCTCCAGCAGGTGATCGATTCACTCGATCCGGACTCCTTTACCGAGATCTTCAAGGCGATCGAGGCGCACGAAGACGCGATGAAAGCGGAGCGCGAGGCGGAAAAAAAAACGGATGGCGCGACGCCGTTGTCAGTGACCTCGTCATTGCGCGCCGTTTCGGCTGGCGGTACGAATGGGTAAGGGACCTCGAGGCCGACGTGCACCAGGTGCTGGTCGAGGAGCTCGTCGCCGAATACGAACGCGCGGAGCGCGAGGCGTAACGTCATGGCCGTAACGGGGACCTTCGCGGCCGACTTCTCCCAGTTCAATGCGGCCGTGCAGGAGTCGCAGGGGAAGCTCCTGCAATTCGAGGGCGCGGGGAAGCAAGTCGAGACGGCCCTGCAGGCCATGACCCGATCGCAGGAGGAGATGCTCAACAAGATCGGCGCCTCGGGCGGGCGCATCCAGGAGCTCGGGACGAAGGCCGGCGCGACGGGCGGCCAGGTGAAGACCCTCTCCGACAGCTACCGGCAATTTGACGGCTTGCTGCAGGCGGCCGGGATCAACATTGGTCCCCAGGTGAAGGGCCTCGAGGATCTCGCCGCGGCGGCGGGCAAGACGGCGACTGAGCTCGGGGTGATCGGGACCGCCGGCGCCATTGCGGGCGCGGCGTTCGCGGGCTGGAAGATCGGATCCCTGATCGCGGACGTGACCAACCTCGACGAGGCGTTCGGGAGTCTCGTCTCACAGTTGATGGGTTGGGGCGAGATCGCCAGCGATCAAGAGAATCGGCA